TAGATTTCCGTATATAGAATATATAAAAATAGATGCTCAAGGGTCAGATTATAATATAATATTGGGTGCTGGAGAATATCTGAAGGATAGAGTTGTGTATATAACAATACTACAGAAAATACAAGGATATATTTAGAGTCACAAGGATTTATTCAAGTATATGACAAAAATACATTAGACCCTACATTTTTACACCCTCGCACATTTAAAACGGCACAAAATTATATTATAATAACGGTACATATGTTATTTAGGAAAAACTTTAAAAAACTATTTTTCGTTATTATTATAAAAAATTGATTTAAATAAATTATATATTGTATATATATATATATAACCGAAAATGCCTAATTTTAGTTGCGAAAAATGTGGAAAATGTTTCACTCAGAAATCTCATTATACACAACATACTAAACGGAAAAACCCCTGTATAAATGAAGGCAAGTTAAAAGAAATAATAATCAAAATTATAGATGAAAGTAAAATTGTTTCTAAAGAGACAATTAAAGAAATTAAATACAATGTAAAATCCATGCGTTATTTAGGAAATAAATCAAAACATCTTGAATTTATTTATTCTGCATTAAATGAATGTTTTGCTTTAATAAATAATAATAATCCAATAATATTTGATGCTTTTGGTGGCACAGGTGCCGTTTCACAGTTCTTAAATGTTAATGATTATAAAACAGTTTCAAACGATATAAATGATTATAGTTATAAGCTATGTTATTGCCGAAATTCTATTACAAAAAAAGATTTAACATTTTGTGAATTAGGTGGTAATATAGAAAATATTATTACACTATTAAATAAATGCAAACATAAAGGTTTTATATACTATAATTATTCTCCTAATATAGAATTTAATTTTGAAAGAAAATATTTTACAAATAATAATGCTGAAATTATTGATGGAATAAGAATGCAAATAGAAGAATGGTATATGAATAAACAAATAACTTTAAATGAGCATATATTTCTTGTAGCGTTATTAGTTGAAAGTGTATCACTATATTCAAACATACCTGGAACATATGGAGCATTCAATACAAACTGGGATCCACGCTCTGTACGAACATTTATGTTAGATAAAGAAATGGTTAATAATTTATTAGCAAAAAATAAACATCAAACTTATAATAGCGATGTTAGAGAAGTAATTAATGGAATTAATTGCGATATATTATATATTGACCCACCTTATAATGAAAGAGATTACTCTATGTATTATCATGTATTGGAAACAATTTCGTTATATAATAATCCAGAACTAAATAATAATAAAACTGGAACCAAAAAAATATACAAAAAATCAAAATGGTGTATGAAAAAAGAATGTATAAAAGAACTGGAATATGTTATTAAAAATACAACAGCTAAATGTATTGTTATGAGTTATAACAATGAAGGTATAATGACATTAGTTGAAATAGAAGGATTATTTAAAAAATATGGAACCTATTTAGTTAAAACTAAAATGGTAAAAAGATTTAAATGTAATGATTCAGAAGACAATGTAAAAGTAAATGAATATTTACATATTTTAATAAAAAAAGAACATACAAATGTTAGTGCTTTAGAAAATATAATTATAAAAACTGAAGACCAAGAAGAAACTGAAGACCAAGAAGAAACTGAAGACCAAGAAGAAACTGAAGACCAAGAAGAAACTGAAGACCAAGAAGAAACTGAAGACCAAGAAGAAACTGAAGACCAAGAAGAAACTGAAGACCAAGAAGAAACTGAAGACCAAGAAGAAACTGAAGACCAAGAAGAAACTGAAGACCAAGAAGAAACTGAAGATATAATTATTAGCAAACATTGCGAATTAAATATTGAAGCATTACATTTTAATAAAATATATAATGGTTGCTGTATTGATGGTATGAAGCAATTACCAAATAATATTGTTGATTTAATATGTGTAGATTTGCCTTACGGATTAACTGAATGTAAATGGGATACTCCAATCAATTTAGACGAATTATGGAAACAATATAAAAGAATATTAAAACCATACGGAACCATTATATTATTTGGACAACAACCATTTACAAGTAGATTAGTTTCCAGTAATTATGATATGTTTAAATATTCTTTAGTTTGGCAAAAATCTAAACCAGGCGGATTTGCTCAAGCACCATATAAAGTATTATGTGAACACGAGGATATATTAATATTTAGTTATGGTAAAACAGCTGAAAATGCAAAAAATAAAATGGTTTATAATCCACAAGGAACTATACCTTGTAATAAAACTATGAAGGGAAAAACAGGGAAAACAGAACATAGGGAAAATAGAAAAACACAAAAAGATTATGTTCAAACAACCTCAAATTATCCCAGAAGTATTTTAAAGTTTAACAATGAAGGCAAAACACAGCACCCAACGCAAAAACCATTAGAACTTATAAAATATTTAATTAATACATTTTCAAATGAAAATAATATTGTATTGGATAGTTGTTTAGGTTCTGGCACTACGGCAATAGCATGTTTAGAAACAAATAGACAATTTATAGCTTATGAACTTGAAAAAAAATATTTTGATATAGCTAATGAAAGAGTTGTAAAATTTACTAAGAAAGAATAATTAAATTATAAAATAGAGTAATATATACCATTACTATCTAAAGCAAATACTACTGGATATTCCAAAGATTGATATTTTTGTATGTTTTCAATACTATCAATCGTTATACATAATCCTTTTTTTATTGTGCATTCAGGATATGCTGATTTAATTAATATAATAAATCTATCTAAATGAGCGTCGTTTAACTGCGTTAAACCTGACTTTATATCTTTTTCTATTTTTCCTTCAATAATGAATAACTCTTTTTTTTCATTATTGTGGAATAAAATATCTGGACGAGGCATTGTTCTTTCAACTGTTATATCCTTATCATGTGTTTTAATATTTGATAAGGCACACCCAGAATGGTTTGAAAATATACACTTATAATCTTTAGATATAAGTTGGGAACATAATATTGTTGCGAGTTTTTCAGTACATTTATTTTCCAACGTAAAGTATTTTGTCGGCAATGAAGGAAATGTAATATTTTGGATATGCTCAAAAATTATAGGTATGCCATTAATTGCATACCAAAATTTACTTTTAGGCGATTTATCAAAATACTGTTGAGAAATATTATGCCGTTGAATAGTTATTTTGGATTGTTTATTTTTGGTATGGATAAAATTTATTAATCCACACAGTAATCCAACATTTGGATCGTGTGAAATTTTACCACTATTTGTAGAGGTTCCTTTATCCAACTTACACGATATATAATAATCATCGTCATGATTATTTATTTTTATTGATACATTTCCAAGTTTTTCTTTTATCTTATTCTTAGCATTAATTAATTCTGGTATTGTTTGAAATACATTGACCGCATATTTATCATATAGATTTTCAGCCTTATTATTTTTTACATGATATGCTTCAATGTTTAGTGATTTCATTAATGTTAAGCCAAACGCACCCGTATCTGTTAATTTTTTACCAGTCCATTCTTCGTTATAGAATATAATTTTTCTTGCCAGACTTGTCGGGTATAATCTTTCATATACCATAAATTTCGTGATTCGCTGATTAACAGCAGTATTTCTACTACTTTTGTCGGTTGTTTTGGTACTTTCCAGTATACATAATGCATTTTCAGCATTCGTAGTATCGTCAACATGTCCATTGAATACTAAATAATCAACGCAACTACTTTCACCTTTAAACAGCTTAATAATTATCGTAGTAGACTCATTTATTTTAATTTCCCATTCACCATTAAAACTTGTATTATTTAATATTGGTGAAATATTAATTTGAGGTGGCTCAATAGATAATATATTTTTTATTATAAAATTAATCTCTTCAAGAGATGGAGCTTCTTCTGTTAATATTGTATACGTGTTATGATTAATTATAACAGGCTCAACAAAATCAGACTTATGTAAGACATCAATTCCGTTCATTCTTGATTGTAGTTTAAGTATTGTAATATATTTATTATTGAATAAAAACAAATCAATTTTTTATTAAATTTTATATATCTTTATATAATTTTAGTTTATGTTTTCGTGTTGATAATTTTCTTGTATATTCAGTTTTTTTATTTGTCCCATAAGCATAATCAAAGTAATTCTTATAATTTTCTGGTTTAACTCTTTCTATTGATGTATCCACATTTTTTGCTAATTCTTCAAAACTATATACATCTCTTTTCTTTTTTATGTATGTTTTTATTTGGTTAAAATAATTTTCTATCGGCGAGTTCGTCATAGGCGTATAAGGTATTGAAAATAAATATTTGTTTCCGCTTTTTATAATTACATCTTTAACCATCTGATTATTATGACTTTTCGCATTATCTAATATTATAAGATGGTCTTTGTATTTGGGAAATATTTGCGTTTCTAAAAACTCAACCATTCGTTCTTGGGTTGTTCCACCTTTTTCATAAAATATTTTACCAACACATTTTTTATTATTGATCGCCACTAATAAAGTAAAACTACGAAATACAAAATTATTATTTGTTTTTATTACACAACGCTTACCAATATAACATCTACTATATGATGGTTTCAAATGCGAACCAATAGAGGTTTCATCTAAACAAATAATCTTATCAATTGGATATTTACTAACTTCTTTATAAAAATCATTCATTTCATTTTCTTTATTCGTCGGTTTTTTGTATCTTTCTTTTGGAAAATGTTGATGTCTAGTTCTTTTTCTGGTTCTATTATTTGCACGAACAACTCTACCTAAATGTTGTCGTGTAATATTAAAATCTTTGTATTTATTCTTCATATCAGATAATAATTCGTCCATAGTTATTTGTTCGTTCTTATCAATCATATTTAACGCAGTTTTAACTTGTTCTTTCTTCACTTTATAAGAGATGGGTTTTCTATTGTGACGAGTTAAAGAATTAGTAGCATTATACTTATGAACCCATGCTTTTAGTGTGCTTTTTTTACAATTAAATATTTTACATACCTTATCCATACTTTCATTATTATTCAAATAATAATGAACCGCCGAAGTTTTATAATCAATCCCTTTATGTTTCATATACTAAAATTAGAAAATAATGCTCTTATTTTTGTGCCGTTTTAAATGTGCGAGGGTGTATATTTGGAATTGCCTAATTCAGGATATTTGTATTCTCTATGCTTGGCTATGGCGACGACATAATCTTTTATTGAGTTAGATAGTAATGTTGAGGCTTTTAGAGGTACACAGC